TTACTGTTGATGTTAAAAGTATAGATGTTGTTTCAGGGTCAACTATTTCTGGCGTTACAGAAGCCACATTGTATTTTTTTAATTGTGTAACTATGCTTGCTTTTGTGGCCGTTGTTAATGTAGAACCCGAAGCGGCTTTAATTGCAATAATTACTTTACCGTAAACAGGAGTTTCATCATCTTCACCGCCCCAAGCACTGACTGATTGTGCGTTTGGATAAATTGAACGAACTAAAGACTCATAATCAGAAGTTGTAACGGCACGATTTTGTGCTGTGTATTGTAATGGAGCGTTAAAACGAACTGACTCTTTTGATTCTGCTACAGTACCACCTTGAGCATTTGAATTTGTTGTCACAGTTATATCAGAAAATCCACCCACTGTTGCTGCCGGAGTAAATATAGAAGCTCCGTTAGCGGCATCTACATTTGAAACTATATATTCAAGTATTACAATATTACCATCAGACAATTTTGCACCAATAACATCATCACCAAAATAAACTTCAAATTTACTTTCTTCAATTTCTTGTAAAAAATAAACTTTAGATGTTGATTGAACTTCAGCAAGGCTTGTAGCTAAAGTATATGTATTTGTTGTTGTATTTGTAGAACTTGTTTGAACTTTTACGACTAATGTTGAAGTATCGACTAAAGGACTCGGTATAATAAATCTTTGATCAACATCTGTTGTATCAACAGTGTATTTAAATGTAACTAGTGTGCCTTCGTATAATTCTACATCAGAAAAATTGTAAACACCGTCAACAGGTGTTGTAACAATATCAGCATTGTTTATAAATTGAAAAGACGTGCCGTTTACAGTCGTTGTAAATACGGTACCTTTTGTCATTGTAATAGATGAACCTGTACCATCATTAATTAAAACATCTACACTTGCTGTTGGTGTTCTAACAGAAGAAGGAGTATAACCTAACATTTTTGCTAGTGATACAATATTTTTTCTTATATCAGCACTATCTAAGTACATTTCATTAACTAACATATTAGCATTAAAACCTAGATAGTGTGTATTGTAGGCTAATAAATCTAATAAAACGGCAAAACCTGAACCTTCAAAATTATAATCTTGAAATTCTGATTGACTTTGTAAAAATGTTTTTAAATTTAATTTTATACTATCAAAATCAAAATCTGATACTTCTAATTTATTACTTGCCATATTATCTTAATCTTTCTAAAAATGTTTGTACTGTAATTAACTCGTTTGATCCTATTACATAAAAATAAATAGATAAATCATAGGAGTTTCTATCAATATCAGGTCTTGCAACAATTTGAACTAATTTTATTCTTGGTTCAAAATTAACTAAAACTTCTTGTACTTTTCTTTGTAGATTTAATGCTGTAAGAGGTGTCATTGGCTCAAATAACATCGCTCTAACGTTAGAACCAATTTCTGGATGAAATGGCCTTTCAAAGTGTGATGTGTTAATTAAATTACGTACACTTCTTTTAACAGCTTCAACATCTGTTAATTTATTTACATCATTTGTTACTGTATTACGACCAAAATCTAAATCTAAATCTTTATATTGTCTAGTAGCTCTTTTACTTTTATTTAAAGAACTTGTACCAGAGGCATCGTAATTTGGCATATGATTATATTTATATTAATTTGCAGAAACATTTGAAGAACCTGTAATAGTATGACCACAAGAAGCAGCATCTCCTTCTCTACAAACTCCTATACTATTTACAAATACATTATCTGAGCCCTCTGACATCACAGGCGAAGAGTGTGGTGATATTCCATGACCTTGAATTGAATCTCCTATTCTTACGGCGCTAATTCCATTTACAAAAACATTTTCACTGCCTTGAATTGCTAATCCGCCGGCAGAGTCTTCATCTTTTCTTGCAATTCCTGGCATTTTTTATCTTCCTTGACCTCTATAAACTTTAAAACCTCTTTTTTTGTGTTTGTTCATCATTGATTTGCTTAAAAATCCATGGCCAATGCTTGTTCTCTTTGGTTTACTTGATTTTTTTAGCGAACTTATTGCGTTTGATACTTTTTTTACCATTTTTTCTTGGTTTTTTTATTTTTTTAGATTCATAATCTCTTATCATCCAAGATAAATCTCTATTTTCTTCAAAATCATCATTCATGTGATTATTTATGACGATTCTTTTTGAAAAATATTGATTTTTTTGAAAAAAAACACAAGAACAAAAATAGAACAACAAAAAATAATGACTAAATCATTGATTTTATTGACTTATTTCTTTAAAAATGTGTTCAAATTGTGTGATTTTACGCTTGATTTTTTTGGTTTTAAGTGTTACCTTATTAATATGAACAATATAAAGAAAAATATATGAAAAAATATAAAGAAATGTTAAATGAAACTAAAAAATACACAGTTACTTGGGAAGTTGATTTTGACAACGGCTATAAAACAATAGATAATGTTGTTATGGCAAAAGATGAGAAAGAAGCTGAAAAGGTTTCTGAAAAATTAGTTAATAAGTACATTGAAAAAAGAGCTGAACAAATGAATACAGGTATCAATGAAGTACAATTAGATAATGTTAAAGTCTATGATGTAAGAACTGATGGTGTTATACAAGTAAACGGCTTTAAAGAATACAAAAAAGCATAATTATGAATAGAGATGATATAAAAAGTCTATTGATAGCTGCTGCTATCGTAGCGTTTGGTTATATTTTAATGTTTGGCTTTTATTATTTTGCCGATTATATAGGTGTTTATGATAAAATTATCTGATAGAGTTTTAAATACACCAAAATATAATGAACTTTTAGAAAAAGCAAAAAGTCTTATTGAAAAATATCGTTCTCCTGCTGATGAACGTTCAATTGCTAAAGGTATACCTATGGAATACTTGAGAGTTTTTTATGATTATTCTAAAGTTGTTTTACCTTTAAGAATACGTTATAGAGGTAAAAGCAAATATCATTCTGACGGCTATTGTTATTATTATAGACCTGTGGATTATATACATAGAATCTATGCTGATACCTTTGCTATATACGAAAGAAAAAATGGATAAACCAGAAATCAAAGACATCAATTATACTGGCCAATGGGGTAAATGTTACCTTGTGCGTTATAGAGGCTTTTCAAACGTAATGTTAAAAGAAGAGATTAACGACTGGTGTGAAGAAGTCGATCAATTAAAAGAAGAGTTAAAAATTAATTAATAATTTTGTCGTATCCAAGGATACGTAAAGGCCGTTACAAAATGGATACAGTTGTATCCAATATTCCAAGCACATTCGATCCATTCACATTCATAATTATATTCCTGAAAATTACCTGCATTATATTGTGGTTCATTAATTCTGTCTGTGTACATAATATTATTTATAACTAATCAGTTACCTTAAAATGTATAGATGAAAAATCATTCTGTTTTTTACCTGACAAATACATTTTTTTAAAATTATCTTTCTTTTGACTATTATTAGAACTTTCAAAAAGATATAAATGATATAATAATATTGTTGCTCTAGCACATTCAAAGGTGCCTAGGGGCTTATTTAATTCTTCAATAATAAAATGAAAGTATTTTGTTTTATTTACAAAAGATTTAAACCCTTTATCAATGTCTTGTGATTTTACAGCATCATAAGCTGTCTTTGGCATTTTCTTTTGTTGTTTTAAATAGTTAGCCATAATATTTAATTTAGGATATAATTTACCTATAATTTCAGAAGATATAGCACCGTCAAAATGTCCGCTGTTAATTTCTCTTCCCTCAGCATATATGTTTAAATCTCCTGATTTACCTCTAGGACGAAAAACAAATTTGTATGGTAACATTTTACCAAATGATTTAAAATTAGAAAACATTTCAAAATATGAATTAGAACATTTATAAGTAAAAACTTTAAAAACTCCTTCGTAAGAAATATTTTTGATAAACTTAGCATCTTTTTCTACTTTTATTATTCTGCCTTTACCTGTATCTATTTTTTTTAATGAAATGCCGAATAACTTTTTAGTTTTAACATAATTTTCTAATAAATTATTTAAAGTAAATATATCAGCTGATTGTCTTACTATTTTAGAATATAAATCATTTACTTCTTTTTTAATAGATTGTTCATTTATTTTTTTAACGGCCCATATATCAGCAGGATTCCAGTTATCCTTTTTATCAGGTAATATTTTGTTGTCAGTCATATTATTTAAATAATCGGGTTTCTTTTTATCACCATCTCTATAAAAATTATAATCAGCTAATCTGTTATTAAAAAAACTAGATATAAGAACGGCTGTTTTTTCAAAACTATCGTGCCAACTTTTATCAAAATTAAAACCTACTGTTTTATTAATTACATCTTTAATGGGAAATTTTTTACCAGAACTTAATGATTGTAAACAAAATAAAGTACCGTTTTCTTGTTGTTCTGTTTTAGGAGTTTCTCTTACTTGAGAATTTCCAGTTTCATCTATAAAATTAGCGAGTCGGCCACCTGAACGATAAGCTTTAATTTCACCTAAATTAGAAATAGAAAAAACACTTTCACTGTCAGGTTTTTTACTTTTTTCTTTTAAATTTTTTTGAGATTTATAAAATGATAATATGTTTGCAAATGTAGAAATATCTACAATATATTTAATTAAAGGTGTTCCGCTCAACTTACCATCATCAGTTTCAATAAAAGTTAATTTTGAATAATCATATTTACTAGACCACTTTTCTAAATTTTCTATAAATGGTTTATAATTAGGTTTGTTTTTTTTAATTAAATCAAAACCTGATTTACCTTGATAATAGAGTTTTGCCATATGATTGTTTTACATTAAAATATAATTAATGTCAATGGTATTTATTGATATAATTTTATATAAATGTCACTGCCAATTAACAAAGTGGTTACAATGGCTAGAAAAAAGACAAAAACTCCTAAAGATATAATTGAAGCTATAAGAAAAAAACAATATGAAATTGACGATTTATTGTGGTTCGTTAATTCTGTACGTGTACATATATCTATTTATTCATTTTATAAATCTTATAAACACAATAACCTATTATACAGAAACATAAAATATAAAAATATATACTAGATGTTATTGTAATAAACCCTGCTGTTATGATTGCAAGTGTAGCATAAAAAACATATTGGGCACATTTATTTTTCCTTTAATAATTTTTTTATTTCTCCATACCAATAGATACCACTTTCTCTTAATTTATCATTAGAGTTTCTTAATTTTTCCATTTGTATTTTAAAATAGGCCAGTTGTGTGCGATTTAATTTGTCCTTATCTTCTACGTAACTGATAATATGGTCTATATCAGGACAAGTCATATCTGGTACTTTAGGTGCCTTTCTTTTTAAAGAAGAAAGTTTTGGTTTACGAGCCAATTTGGTTTACGAGCCAAGTCTTTTATTTCTATTTTTTAGTTTAAATTTTATAAGTTGTATTTTCTTATACTTTTTTACTTTTTTAACGTAAGCTTTTTTATTTAAATATATGGAAATATAAATGTGTAAAAGTCCACCAATGATAAAACACAATAATACGAGTGCTATATATTTCTCCATTTAAATCCTTTGTTGATTCAAATGGTGCCTAGTTTTCTAGGCACCTGAAATATAAATTATTTTAGTCTTTGTCTTCGTCGTCTTCATCCGATTCATCGTCGGAGTCTAAATCCTCTTCTTCATCTTCTATTTCAAGCACTGACTTGATATTTTCTACATCAGATTCTAATTTTTCAATTTTTTCTTGTAATTGTTCTATAACGTTTTTGTTGTCTTCACTCATTGTACTCTCCTATTTGATTTTTTTTATTTTATTCTTCGTCCGTTTCGTCTATATCTTCTTCCTCGTCTTCGGAACTTGATAAATCAGAAACCTTGTCTTCCAAATCGTAAATTAAATCATCAATTTCAGATTGTTTTTCTCTTATAGCTTCAATTATATCTTCAGGAGTCTTTAACTTTTTCTTAGCCATAGTAATCTCCTTGTTTATTTGGCATTGTTATTTATAAAATTAAGTGTGTAAAAAGAACTTGACAATATGAACTTTTTATGATATATATTAAATATGAACTTTAAAAGAAACAAATATACAGATATTTTTATAGGTTGTATTTTTATAATGTTTATGTGTATTATAGCTATTATTATATTATGAATAAAATCATAAAAGAAATAAAAACCATATGGATTGATGGTGGTTTTACAGCAATCACTATTGCAGCGTTATTGACAGCAATATTAGTATATTTTATGCCACCAGGAAATAGTACAATCAATAAATGTTTTTATCTAATATGAAGAATATACGTATATTAAAAGAAAACATTGACGTATCAGAAATCGTACGTGATTTAAATAATTATCCCGAAGATTGGGGAAACGTGGGCCGAATGAAAGGCACCGATCGTCAAGATCCACATACCAAACTTGTAAGATCTGGTGTATTGCAACTGGTCATGGGTGGCATTAGCAAACCCGGTGAATTTATTGGTGACACAGAAATATGTGTGCCAACAGACGCCACTAAAAGACATATCGGTATACAAAAATGGTTAGCTGAAAATAATTTACGACCTGGCCGTTGTGCCTTTCTTCGTACACCTGTTGGTGAAATCACAGGCAAACACATAGACGAAGGCAAATATTATCATACAAAAGACCGTTATCATTTATCAATCACAGGCACATATCGTTACAGTGTATGGGACGACGGCGATTTAGAATTTACAAAGGAAGAAGTGATTATAGAACCGGGTACATTTTTCTGGTTTAATAATAAGAAAAATCACATGGCCGAGAATATAGGAAATGTAGAAAGAATTGCCTTTATATTTGACGTGCCAATTTCGCCAAATAATCCTTAAAAAAATTTATAAATAAAAGTATATAATGAACAATCATATTAAAAAACTTGCCGTGATAGGCACAGGTAGCGCTGGAGTATTAACGCTTTCACATTTTTTAACTTATCTGCCAAAAGATTGGAAGATATATTCAATATATGATCCTAATACGCCTAGAGTAGGTATAGGTGAAAGTACGAATCCTAGTTTTGTAAGTTCATTAGACACTTCTATAAATTTTCACATATTAAGAGATTTAAAAGAAATAAATGGTTCAATAAAATATGCTACTGTGTTTAAAAATTGGAGAAAAGAACATTTCTATCATCCATTATTAGGAGGTAGTAACGCTATTCATTTTAATACACACAAGTTATTTGATTTTGTTGTTGAAAGATTTAGAGAAAAATATAAAAATAAATTTAAAGAATTAACAGGCTTTGTTGAAAAAATAGAAAACAAAGATACACACGTTGAATTAACCATTAACAATGAAGTTCATAAATTTAATTTTGTAATTCAATGCACAGGATTTCCAAAAGATTATTCTAATTTTAACGTTTGTGATTTGCCTGTAAATCATTGTTTAGTTCATAACATAGAAAAACCAGGCGATTGGGAATATACAGGCCACCGTGCCACAAGAAACGGCTGGATGTTCGAAATACCTTTGGACAATAGACAAAGTTATGGTTATCTTTTTAATAATAATATTACAACAAAAGAAGAAGCACAATTAGACTTTTCAAAAGAAATAAATGTACCAATAAATGAATTGAAAAACATAGAATACAAATTTAAATCTTATTACACAAAACAATTATTTGATGGCCGCATATTAAAACAAGGAAACGCTGCTATATTTTTTGAACCTATCAGTGCAACTTCTTTATGGTTATACGACAATATCAATAGAATGTTTTTAGATTACTTAACAGGAACAACTTTAAGAGGTAGTATAGATATTGAACCTACAATCGAAAACGTAAATTTACAATTTATTGACATCGCCAATCAAGTAGAGGAATTAATATGTTATTATTACCACGGCGGTTCAATCTACGGTACACCTTTTTGGCAACACACAATAAAATTAACAAATGAAAGATTAAAACAATCTGAGAATTTAAAAAGAATGATCAAGTCTTTTAAAATTCACAATGAAATAGGAACGCCTGTCAACGCAGGTCAATGGTGTTTTACAGCTCCTGGATTAATGAAAATAGATCAAAACTTTAACTATTACTATTTTACAAAAAAAGAATAATCAAATTATTTTTTAAATATAACCGAAGCACTCTCACCATATAAATTTTTTAATATTGACAAAGCTTGGTCTGTTGTTGATGCTTTTACGCTCACTCTTTTTTGAATAAAAATGTTTATAGTAGGTTCTGTATATCTTACTGTTGCTTCTATCATAATACTATTATTTATATAAGTTTTTTTTTAAGAAATATTAAAATAAATTAATTAATGTAAAGGCCACCAATACAAAAATCAATATGGCCATATACTGTATAAACATTGTTTTCATATCAAATCGTTTGTTTCTAAACTTTGTATATTCGTAATACTGTTTTTATCTAAATTATACTTATAAAGATATAGTTTACCACAATAATGACAGGCCGCCTTGGTTTGACCGTCTTTATATTCTTTTAATGTATAGTAAACTAAAGGATGATCTGGCCCCTCTCCAGTGTCGCCATCACAGGAAACACTGTATTCATTTGTATATACAATTGTTTTATCCATTTACACAATAAATCAATGTAAATGCAATCAATGCAAATAGAAATATGGCCATGTATTGTATAATCATTGTTTTCATAGTAATATATATGCTTGTACCTGGAACAGTATAAAATACCAAGAAAATTTTTTGTCTGTATTTAAGTCAAATATATTTACCAGTCCTGGCCAGCATTGGCCATTGGATTGGCCTCCAGGAATTTTATATACTTTAATGATGACCTTTAGTATGAGTAACCATATAAGGTGTTTATAGATTACAAACGCTGGCCAGTTTTATACCAACACACTGGCCTATTCTGGATTTAAATCAATTGTAGCACCACGCAATATCACTGCACCCGAAGTGTTTTCTGTTGTACTGCCTTCCACGTTCTGTGTCAGATTGCCGGCCACATCAATGGTCAATGAACCACCCACCTTTAAATTGGTATCACCACCACTGTTTAAATTGAGACGGCCGTTTATTGTATGTAAATTAATATCGCCGTTGTCCACTTGTATATTGACATTTGCACCTGGCCCTATTTGTATGTCGTAGTGATTGTTTATACCACCTTCCTTATTAATGTAAAGTTTGGAGCGGCCATCAATTGTAATGTCAGAGTTACCCTGTATATAAACCTGATTGTCATTTGAAATCAGTGAATAAAAATCGTTTTTAATGATATCGGTACGTGTGCCGTCCGGTGAATATTCAATGGAAGAACCTGTACGATGACTTAAATGTATACGTTCTGCATTCGCTGTGTCATCAAATTCTAAAACATGACCAGATTCGCTTTCGTATACATGATTGTAAGGATAAACGGCCGCATAGGGTATGCTTGGTTGATTCCAGGTCGTGCCATCGCTGGCCAATATAATGTCACCCGAAGCAGCGACCATTGTGTTAAATTCGGCAGTAGGCACGCCTGTAATTCGTGTGGCACGTCTTAATGTTAAGAACAAATGTGGATTGATTTCATTTCCTTCAGTATCCTTTGCATTGACGGCCAGACGATTGACATCTGGTTCGTCCTTGTATTTTGGATAAACCTCATTTGGATCATAAAAACCTTTTCGACTGTCCGCTAATTCAATTGGACGGCCGGGTAAACTGCCGAGTATAATGGGTTCCTGCCTGCGCTGGCCGTCTCGAAAATAACCCAAAACCCA